CTTGAGAAGCTGCTGGAGAAGGCCCGCGCTTTCTTTCTCACTGATGCCAAGACCCCGATATTGGGCGAGCTCGTGACGAAAATCGTTACCCTCCACGGACCAATCGCGATGGACAAGAAGACCGCGAATATCCGAGCATGGAACTCTGACACACCCCGCGAGGTGCAGTATCCAAACCAGAATGATGGATGGATGGATGCTTACGCTGTACGAGCATTGGAACCGTTCGGATTCGACTTCGAACTATTCCATGGTTGGCTCAACAGCGTAACCTCAGTCGAACAAACCCTTACACCACCCCTGTGTGCTGAACCCAAGAGACCAAAGAATTCAGACACAATAATCGTTGATGAGGATGTGGTTGCCAGAGAGGAACAGAAAGCGAAGCCGATTCGTAAGTCGAGCACCCCCAAAACCCAACCCAGGAGAAATACGACCACGCGTGAGCGTTCAAGTCGCGGTAAACCAGCTAACGCTGAGGTAAAACGGAGGCCTCAGAAGACGAAGGCTGGAGACGATACCGTGTCTGTGAACTCACGTGGTAGTAATGGACGTCGGCGGCCGAGAAAGGCGGCGCCGAAATCTTCTGGAAAGGGTGGCGGGAGTGTCTAATTGTGGGCAACGGTTCTAGGGGGGGCGCAACTTGGTGCGTCCCCATCGATTCAAAACAATTAGCCTAATCACCTAACAACTTACCCTAGCGCCGAGATAATCGAGAAAGTTAAGCATAACAACCTTCAATCTAACAAAATTAGTTCATCAACAACAACCAACAATGACGAGACGAAAGAACAACAGCATGGTTCCCTACCAGCCGCAGAAGATGGCGGCCGGAGCATTAGTGAGCTACGTAGCATCATCGACCGACTGGTCACAAGTGATAGCATGGGTCTACAACAACCAATCCTACCTCAAATCGATGGGCTATTCCACGCAGCAAGCGATCTCATACCTGAGAAGCTGGTGGAACGGCTCCCATCCATCCCCGAGCACCGGAGCTATTACGAACGCGCCTGTTGCGCGGTCACAACGAGTGCGAGTTTTCAAACCGCGAGTGACTGGCATCAAAGGTGGCGTGACAATCAGGCATCGAGAATATGTCGCAGATGTTGCAGGAAACACGACTTTTGGAGTGACTTCCTTTACGGTCCAACCTGGGCTCGCTGCAAGCTTCCCCTGGCTGAGTGGGATAGCAAACAACTTCGAGAAGTACCGCGTGAAGAGCATGAGCATGCAGTACATCAATGTAGCAGCCACAGATGAGCGAGGACGTATTACAATTGCGTTCGATCGTGATCCCCTTGATGCAGATCCAGAGACCAAGGCAGACCTATTTTCATACAAAGGAGCAACTGAGGGCTCAGTGTGGACAGGGACTACCTTGTCAGTGCCAGGCGGGCCTGATCTCTTCACCAGAAATGGTACTGTGACGGGGACTGATCTCAAGACTTACGACTACGGAAAGTTTCTCGTGGGTGTGTCGAACACCGCGGATACTGCTGTGGTCGGTGAGTTATTCATCAACTACGAGATTGAATTAACAATTCCACAACCAGCAACATGTCCAGCTGTAACAATTACTTCCGGAGGCACGGTTTCCAAAACCGCGATCTTTGGTGATGCACCAACCACAGTTGGTAACGGTCCGCTGACTGTTACTGGCTCGACAATCACCTTCACGTCACCAGGAGATTATCTAATCTCTCTGGTTGCAACGGGAACTTCACCAGGATCACCAACAGTTAATACTGGCACCGCATCGAACTCTTCGAGTCCGAGCTTGACGGTCACAGACGGTGGCTCTTCAACTGCCAGTGCATTCGTTCGTGCAGTCCGTGCAACAGCACCCGGCCAGACATTCATTATCACTTATGGAGGAACTGCGGTTACCTCATCATCGACGGTGGTGACAATGATGTCTTCAGCGACATTCTGATTCGTT